GTTCACGCATACGCTGTTTTCTTAAAGCAACCTTGTCGACTTCTTCTAGCTTGCCAGCAACCTGTTCAATCTCTGCTCGAACTTGCTTCTTTCTCATGTGTCCGCACTCTGGACATTTAAAAAAGTGAGCAGGCATTGCTAAAAAACAATTGTCACAAGTCACAACGGCTGGTCCGTCGTCCTCGTCACCTTGCTTTTTTCCACGCTTCATTCCGTCAAGTGACCACTCGATTACTTCGTCAGGAAGGCCATGTTCTAAAACATTCCCGACATGGTCCAAGATGTAAGCGCACTCTTTTCCTGGTGAAATTCTTAACACACGACCGACTTGTTGCTTATACATTCCAAGGCTCATTGTTGGTCTTAATAAAATAACAGCGTCCAAACCAGGAACGTCAAACCCTTCAGAAAACAAATTTACATTTGAAAGTATTTTAATCTGACCAGCCTTAAACTCATTAAGAGTTCTGTCTCGATCAGCCATTGGAGTTTCAGCGTCTAAGTGAACAGCGTTTATTCCCTTGGACCTAAACTGCTCCACCACATGCTTTGAGTGTTTTATTGTAGTGCAAAAAACAATGGCTCTTTTACCAGGACAGACTTTTAAATACTCATCAATTGCAGAACCAGTAATTGATTTTTTATCGACTAAAGCCTCGGAGTCCGTAGTTTTAAAATCACCCATTTGCTTTCTCATGGCCTGACGATTGATACTGCTTGGAGCAAAGAGTTTGTAAGGTGATAAGTATTTATTCTCAATGAGCCATTCTGTTTCTGGTCCCATTACAATTTCATCAAAGTGTTTATTTAGTCCTTTACCGTCAAGCCTGCAAGGTGTTGCAGTAAGACCGACATGAAATGCGTTTGGATAATGTTTATAAATCTTGTCCCATGTTCCAGCACTTATGTGATGAGCTTCGTCATACACGACAAACTTTGGGTGCGGCACTTTATGAAGTCTTCTTCCAAGAGTTTGAACTGAAGCTATTTGAATCTGCTTGTGGTATTCTTCAAAGAAACCAGAGGCTATGATTCCATGTTGAACGTCAGCTTTTGCAAAGGCTTCACTTGATTGCTTTATAAGCTCACGTCTATGGACTAGAAACTGTGAGTTAAAACCTTTTTGTTTTGCGTTTAAAAGCATTTGTGTTGTAAGGGCTGTTTTTCCTGAACCCGTAGGCGAGACAATAAGAAACCGCTTACACCCTTGTTTCATCAAGTCTCGTGCGTCTTCTATAATCTTAGATTGGTAAGGTCTAAGAATTAAACTCATTTCTTTTTAGCTGCTCTTTTTACTTGAAGTTCTGTTCCACCATGAACAAGATTTTCAGCCGTAAGTTTAACGCCTTCTTTTTTTGCAACTTTAAATAATTGTATGTGTCTTTTTTGCGGCACCGTCCCATCCCGTCCAGGGTGTTGCCACTTTGAAACAACTGAAGGGTCTACTGTCTTCCCTGTTTCTTTTGTGAGAAGACGTGCCAATGGTCTTACTCCTTCAAATAATCTGATTACATACTCCGCAGGCGTGAGTCGATTCATTACACGTTTCCTTTTTTTATGATTTACCCCTAGACAAAAAATCTAAACTAAGAGAATGTCTTTTGACAAACAAAATAAAAGTTGAATAATTCAACACGTTAAGCGAATCAAAATCAGGGGTAATAAATAATGGACATTATTAAATTTGAAAATCGAGACGAGTGGTTAAGTCTTAGACTTAAGGACATAACATCGACTGAAGTCTCGGCATTATTTAATTTAAACCCTTGGATAACAGAGTTTGAATTGTGGCATCAAAAGAAACAACAAGAGCTTGTTGCCTTTAATGAGAACGAGCGCATGACGTGGGGTAAGCGTCTCGAAGCTGCGATTGCTGAAGGCTTTGCTGAAGAATACGATTGGAATGTTGAACCCTTTAAAGACTACGCTCGCATACCTGAACTAAGAGCGGGGTCTAGTTTTGATTATCGAATTAAAATAGAAGACAGTGATTTTAATCTTTTAGAGATTAAGAATGTTGACGGTTTACAATTTAAAAATAAATGGGTGATTGAAGAAGGAAAAGTTGACGAAGCCCCTCCACACATAGAGTTGCAGCTTCAACACCAATTTTTAATAACCGAATACCCTCAAGGTTTCATAGGGGCTTTGGTCGGAGGCAACTCTGGTCAAGCCCTTATGAGAAAACCCAACCCTGCAATTCTAAAAAAGATCACAGAAAAAATTGAGAAATTCTGGTGGTCAATAGACAACGATAAACCACCAAGTCCAGATTTTGAAAGAGACGCAGAGTTTATTGCAGAGCTTCACTGTTCAAGTGAGCCTGGCCTAATTGTTGACGCATCTGGAGACTTGGAATTAGAACAACTTGCATACGATTACAAAACGGCTGGTGACATGGCTCGTGATTGGGAAAAGAAAAAGAAAGCTGCGAAGGCTGAAATACTTATGAAAATAGGTGAGTCGGAAAAAGTTTTAGCTGAACACTTTTCAATCTCTGCTAAAACAACAAGTGCAACCATAGTTGAAGCGTATGAAAGAAAGGCTTTTAGAAATTTTAGAATTACAATAAAAAAGCCAAAACAACCAAAGGAGCAACAAAAATGAAAGTATTAGTTGAAGAAAACAGTGAAGAAGGTCTAGAGGGCTTACTCGGAAAAAGAGTTTTATTAGTGAGCGCTGGTTATTTCTACGAGGGAAAACTTGTGGGTGTTAACTCAGCTTGTGTAAAACTTGAAGATTCTAGTATCGTTTATGATACGGGTGATTGGGAGAGTAAAACCTATTCAGACATTCAAAAACTAAACACTGATGTTTGGTATGTTAACACTGGTTTGATTGAGTCATTCGGGCTTAGTAAAAATGATTAATATTAAAAGCGAGCGGTTAAGATCTGCTAGAGGGTCAAGGTCAGGGTCATGGTCAATGCCAAGGTCCGGGTCAAGGTCAGGGTCATGGTCATGGTCAAGGTCAAGGTCAAGGTCATGGTCAAGGTCAGGGTCAAGGTCATGGTCAAGGTCAAGGTCAAGGTCATGGTCAGGGTCATGGTCAAGGTCAGGGTCAAGGTCAAGGGCATGGTCATGGTCAGGGTAGAATTTTTAACTACAAAGGATGGAAAAAATGAAATCAATTTATTGTGTGGTGACAACATAAAGTTATTAAAAACACTAGCGCCAAACTCTGTAGACAGTGTGGTCACCGATCCTCCCTATGGTCTTAAGTTTATGAATAAAAAATGGGATCACTCGGTACCGAGTATAAAGTTTTGGAAAGAGGTGCTAAGAGTACTTAAGCCTGGAGGTCACGTCTTATCTTTTGGTGGAACTAGAACTTATCACCGAATGGCAGTAGCTATTGAGGACGCAGGGTTTGAGATTAGAGATCAGATTATGTGGCTATATGGTTCGGGTTTTCCAAAGTCGCATAATATATCTAAGGCTATTGATAAGAAACTGGATCAACCGCAGCAAACTACTTATAAGCCTAACTATAAAAACAATGATTTTGGTAAAGGCATGGGTGGAGGCAAAACAGATCAAACTACAAAACCGAACTCAGACCTAGCAAAACAATGGGACGGTTTTGGTACAGCTCTTAAGCCTGCTAACGAGCCTATAGTTTTAGCTCGTAAACCTTTAAGCGAGAAAACCATAGTTGATAATGTTTTAAAGCACGGCACTGGTGGTTTGAATATTGATGCGAGTCGGGTTGGTACAGAATTAATCCAAGGTGGGCGCTCAGGCAGAAAAGACAAGTCTAATTTTAATGCCTCAATAGGTGATAAACAAGAAAAACACCAAGGCCGCTTTCCAGCGAACATAATCCTAGATGAAGAGGCTGGTAATATGCTAGATAAGCAGAGTGGCTCTGGATGCGCCTCCCGTTTTTTCTACTGCGCCAAAACTTCAAAGTCGGAGCGTAATGCTGGGCTAACAGATGTCACCAACAATCATCCCACAGTAAAACCAATTAAGCTAATGCAGTACCTAATCAAGCTAGTCACTCCGCCAAAGGGAGTGGTATTAGATCCTTTTACAGGATCGGGCTCTACGGGTGTTGCAGCTAAGGTTTTAGGTTTTGGTTTTATTGGAATGGAGTTAGATTCATATTATTTTGACATAGCAAAAAATAGAATAAAAAACACAGCTATCTTTATGGAAACAAAAGAAAGCGATGCCAGGGATGAGTGAAGAATTTAAAAAGCCAACTTACATAGAGTTTAGTAATATAGCATTTGAGAGCATACCACTACTAGTCAAAGAAGTTGAAAAGCTTGAGCGGGCATTAGCTAAGTGTAAAGAACAAAGAGATGATTATGTTGAAGAGTATTGCTGTATGAGAAATATTAAACATGAAATTGATATTGAAAATTTAAACAAAGTATTAGACAAGATTTTAAAAGGAGAAGAATAAAATGAGTAGATTTGATTATGTAAAGTACGACCAACAAGCAATCGCAGAACAAGATGTTGTAAATCAATTATCTGAACAGCTTGAAACTGTAATCAATAACATACAAGACGAGCGTGGACTCGGAAGGTCTCAATATTTAGCCTTGACCAAACTTGAAGAGTGCTACATGTGGATTGGTAAAGCAATCAGAGACTCTCAAATTTACAGGAACAAAGACACCGA